CTTCTATTATATCTCGTCTATCAGAAGTATTTAATTGCATAAATGGTATAAACGTAGCCGAACCCAACAATACCGTCTGTGTAAATGACTTATAATTTAGTTTTAATATACTATCTTCTAAATATTTTTGTGAATCTTTAACTCTCGAATCCTGATCTAATAACCTATCATTAACATATATGTTGAATATACTAGGTTTAATTGAACGGATTACTTTATATTCATTATCACCAATACTAAATTCTATTTCAACTACACAATCTTTACCATTAATAGAATTAACTATCTGTGGTTTATTAATCTTCCTAAATGATTTCCCAAACAACACGAATGTCAACGCATCTAATATAGTAGATTTCCCAGCACCATTCTCACCAACAATCAATGTACTGCCACATTCATTTAAAATTATTTCAGTAAATTTATCACCAGTAGCTAAAAAATTCTTCCAACGAATTCTCTCAAATATAATCATATTTCCCTTAACACATCCATATACACATCATTAATAATATTCTTCAATTTATCCTTATCTACATCAACAGTAGTTCCATCTATATATGTATATACCAATGACATAGTATCATCATCAATAGACACTTTATCATCAATACCGACACCATCTATCATAGTTTCATCAATAATATTAATATCAATCACATCATTCTTATACAACGTGTCAACAAATAAATCAAATTTATATACATCAGTCTTTTTATTAACAATTATCTTAATAAACTTACCATTATAATAAGAAAAATCAAAATCATCTACAGTATCTTCATCATAAAATATCTTCTCAAATATAGTATATGTATTCTTAATAAATTCCAATTCCAATGTATCAGTATCAAATATATGAAATCCACGGTCATCTTTATAATCAGACCAAGTTAATTCATATGGATTGCCCAAATATGTTATATTATCCTCGGTTGACTTATGATGAAAATGACCAGAATATACTTTCTCAAATCTACTAAATATTGATTTTTTAATACCTTCCAAACAACGAATACCACTGTTCATTAAAAACCCAGATATTTCTAAATGACCGAATACTACGGTAGAATTAGTATCATTTAAATGCGATATAGACTCATCATAATTGTCATCATTAATCCACGGACATAAACAAATATCCAAACCATCAAAATTAACAGTATCAATGGACGAATATATCTTTGGTGATAACGGATTATCCACATCAATCAAAGACTCCATAGCATTCACTTTATTAGAATTCTTAAAATATGTATCATGATTACCTATAATAATATGGGTATCTATTTCCATATCCATCAATCTCTTAAGAAAGTTGTTTTTAAAATTATGTAATATATTAAAATTTATAAATTTTCTACGATCAACCACATCACCTAAATGAATTATTGTCTTAATATCACGTGACTCCAATTCTTTAAAAAATATATTATCATAAAATTTCATCATATAATCATAAAATATTAACGAATCATTTCTTGCACCCCAGTGTGTATCAGTTATCAATGCGATTTTCATCAACTATTTCCTCTTGTATAGAATTACTCACTTTATTTTTAACTCTCAATGCTCTTTTTTCATCCTGTAATCGCTCAAAATCATCTAAAAATATATCAATATTTTCTCTATTTTCCATCACAAATCCTAAATAAGAATCTTTAATACTATTAATATCAGCATCACGCATATCATCATTATCAAATACATTTGAATTATATATAGACTTATATTTCACATATAACTGTTTCTTTTCTTTCTGAATCCTACGGATAAAAGCAAAATATATTATTTGAGTGAAATATGAAAATGGATTCTTTGATTTGGATGGATCAAAATTATTAATATATAATAAACAATTTTCAACCCCGTCACTTACCATCTCATCTCTGTATGTATAATTTATAAAATTAGGCCTATAAGATAACCTATCAGAAATCTTCATAATAGATTCACAAATATAATCACTAACTATTGGTTTATCAATTATTTCACCATTCTTATAAGATGTTACATGTTTATTATATTCCACCATCTCATCATAAAGTCGTATATTATCTACATAATGTTCACCTTTCTTTTTCATAAATACTCCTTTATTTACAGTTACAGATACTATTGTAACACAAAAGACTCATCATTGTCAAGTTTAGGAATCGACTTGACAATTACTACTTTTTGTGTTATCATATATCTGTGGTGGGTTGATATTACTTAATTAAGTAATCTTTTATCTTTTTGATGTGGAGTTGAATGATGTAACTCAGTATATAGTTGTGCTAAATATTCTGAATAATGAGTTAATACGTCGGTTGTTGGTTTATTTATTGTAAGAATTTTATCATATGATATATATGTGATTTTATCATTAGTGAAAATATTAAATTCACTTAAAAAGAGATCTTCTCCATCAAATGATAATTTAACAATATCTTCTAAAGATACCCCCATTTTATCATCATCTATAGATAATTTTCCTATAATAAATTCTGATGTCATTAATTGTATAATATGATATGACATTATTTTATATCAATATTATTAATCTTAAATTTAAATTGTTCTTCATTATATATATCTAACCTTTTATAAAAGTGTCTGCATACAAAATTAACATATTTTTTATATCGTAGATCATCTACAATATCATAAAGTACTGCTATTTTATTATTATTACTTTTACGTAAAGCTCTGCCTATTGATTGTAAACTTCGTATACGACTTTTTGTAGGTGATGCAAAAATAATATTATCTAAGTTCTTTATATTTATACCAGTAGAATATGTTCCATATGAAGCTATAATAACAATATTATTTATTAATTCTGCTCTATGTCTTATTTCTTCTCTTTCATCAGCTGATATTCTACCTGATATAAAATATATTTCTTTATCTTTTATTTTATCACTTAATAATTCATATAAGGGGATTCCATGAGCCTCTACAAAATTATACAATATTAAAGTATTACCAATTAAAGATTTAGTTAAATTACTTATTATATTATTTCTTCTTTTATTAGATATAATCCATTGTATTTCTTCATGATATTTTAATTTTCTTACTTCTTTACATAGAGATTCTTTATATTTTAATACAACACATTGTATTTTAAAATCAGATAATACTTTATTATCTATTAATTTTTTAGTAGTAGTTATTCTTTTCACATCTCCAAATAATCCAGTTAATACTAATTTATGAGTATGTGTCCCATCTAATGTCCCTGTCATCCCAAATCTATATTTACAATTAACTAAATTATTCATTATTTTAGATAACGAATTGGCTTTAAATAAATGACATTCATCGCCTATAACCATTCCAAATTTATCATAATAAGATATATTCATCTTATATATAGATTGCCATGTAGAAATAATTACTCTTTTATCGGATTCTTTTGATTGTCCTTGATATATGGTATGACACATTTCATCAACATTAAAACCATAATCTTTAAAATCACTAAACATTTGAGATACTAAAGATGTTGTTGGTACTATTATTAATATACTTTTATTATCTAATTCAGGATGCATTAAATAAAATCGCACTAACGAATATATTATTAAGGATTTGCCAGATGCAGTTGGTGATACTAATACTAATCGTTCATTATTAACTGCATGATGAATTGATTCAATTTGATAATCTCTATATGTGAGAGGTACCCCACCAGACATTGGTTTAATGTATGTTAGAAAATCATTTAAATCTTTTTCTTTGAATTCTAATTTATTAAAATTACCACATGATTCATCATAATTTATTTCATAATTATTAATTTTACAAAACTCGATAATACTATTTTTAAGTCCAGTATATATCTTCCTATTTACTGGATTAAATAATCGAATATTACCATCCCATACTTTACTTTTATAAGTTGGCATAAATTCAGCACCAGGAACTTTAAATGTAAAATAATCAACAAGTTCCTTTAATATGAACATTTCGGTTGAATCTATTTGTAAATAAGATTCATCAAGCTTATATAACGTTATAGAATTATTAATATCCAATACCTGATTCAAACTTTTTCCAATCTATATAATTTTTGATTGCCCATGATTTTGCGTTGATTTGATCTAAGGTTTTATCGATAAATTCTAAAGTTTGGTTGAGTTTCTCAAATTTGAGTTTAAGAGGGACTAAGATTTCGTCACTATCTACAAAAGGTGCCAATTCGGTTTTACTTTTGATTAAAAACCCATGGTGTTCCCAACCCAATTTATTTAACTCTTTGTCTGATAATTTCCCATAATAATATAAAGTACGCAATCCACACATTCTTCTATATTCTATACTTTCAAATATTAATATATCTTTGTATTTTTGTTGATATTCTAACCATTTTCCTATCATTAATTGTGTTGATACAATCGTATTATCAACATCAAGTTCATTAATTTCTAAATCCTTTTTAGCTTCTTGTACCAATTCATTTAAAGATGTCATATATCTTGAACTGTTAAATATGTAAATTGAAAATCTACTATACCTGCCGGATGATTAGTAACTGTATCAGTAGTTGTTAAAGGAATTTCTATTAAACTAACAGGAAACAAATCATAAAAAGACAGCATTTTTATTTGTATATTATTGTTATTATATAATATTAGTTTTCCTGTTGTTGTTGG